ATAGTGAGCGACTTGCGGCTATATTGAACATACCAGCTGAAGACATTGAACGGGCGATGATGCAGATTGTCCGGGAAGATGTATTACGAATAGCCCGTAATCGGAAACCAGCGGGAGTGTGTAATGCTAAATGACCCGCTATGTAGATTCACAGTAATGTTCGTGGCGTTTATCGCGCTGACTGTAAATACTTACACGGCCTACGATGATGCCTTGAATCATAATGAATTATTGATACAAGAGAACCAAAACTTAACAGACTTAGTTGGTAACTTAGTCACCGACAGGGCTTTATTGTTTAACCGGATATATGAGATAGAACTAATCGAAATGGACATCGCCGATAAGACGCCATCACTTAGACCGGCTCCGGGCAGAATATCATCTTACTTCGGAGTAAGGCGAATACCTTACCGCAGGGGCGAGTATCAGTTTCACACCGGCATTGACATTGTTGGCAAATACGGCGAAGACATTATAGCCACGGCAACGGGGATAGTAATACACGCTACCCGAACAGGGACATACGGAAAGATGATCGTAATAGACCACGGCTACGGTTACACAACACACTACGGCCATTTATGCAGATACTATGTAGGTCCTGGTGAAGAAGTTTTGAAAGGTCAAGTAATAGGAGGCATGGGTAAGACCGGCAGGACAACAGGTGTCCATGTGCATTACGAAGTCCGATTGTTCGGCACGCCGGTGAACCCGATGAAATATATACCATGAATTTAATAGACATTGGCATGAAACTAACATTATATGTAACCATACCAGCATTGATATTATTATTGCTGTTGACGAGAAGGTGGTAATATGTCTGCTAGTAACAGCACAAAAACAGCACCAGGTAAGCCGTTTGAACCGGGTAAGTCAGGCAACCCCAACGGCAGGCCGAAGGTAGCAGAAGAATTTAGAGATAACTGCCGGGCGTTCATGGCAGAGGGTGGATGGGATAAACTCAAAAATATTGTAGATGACCCCAAGAACAGAGATCGCTTCCGGGCGTTAGAATTGATAATGGGTTATGCTTACGGCAAACCGAAGCAGGGTGTTGAATTATCGGGTGACGATGGGGGCGATATAACTATCAATATCAAGCGGGTGTAGCTATGGAAGCAGACCTGAAAATCAATAAAGTGTTTTATCCCTACCTGGACAATGACAAAAGATATGAATTACTCTACGGCGGGGCAGGGTCGGGGAAGTCGCACTTCGTAGCACAGAAGAAAGTATTGCAACACTTAGACGGGCCGGGCAGAAAAACGTTAGTTGTCCGTAAGGTCAGGAACACAATCCGTAATAGTGTCTTTACGCAGATTAAGACAGTTGTGCATGACTTGGGTGTGGAGAAGCTGTTTGAGATACCAAAAGGCACAGCACACTTCGACATAAGAGGCCCGCACAATAACGAGTTTGTATTCACCGGCTTAGATGACCCGGAGAAGTTGAAAAGTATTGTCGGCATCACGGATGTGTGGGTAGAAGAAGCAAACGAACTTATCGAAGAAGATTTTAAGCAAATAGACTTAAGATTAAGAGGGGAAACTAAACACCCTAAACAGATTACTTTAACATTTAACCCTGTATCGGCGTTAAGCTGGCTGAAGGGTTATTTTTTCGATGTGGAGCGGGATAACTGTTCCATCTTGAAGACTACCTACAAAGACAACGTATTCATAGACGATGACTACAGGAATATGTTAGAGAACCTGAAAGACCAGGACTACGTATATTATCAGATATACGCTTTAGGTGAATGGGGTGTCTTAGGCAATCTTATCTTCACCAATTACGTTGTCGGTGATATATCAAAAGATGATAACGATTACGACAGTATCTACCAGGGGCTTGACTTCGGCTTCAATGACCCGTCGGCATTTATTAAGGTCGGGTTAAAAGACGATGAATTATACATATTAGACGAACTGTATCTAAGGGGACTAACCAACAACGAACTCATACCGATGGTCGGGGAGAAGGCATCTGCAAGGACGCTGATTGTAGCAGACAGTTCCGAGCCTGACCGGATAAAGGAATTTAAGCAGCACGGTTACTATATAAGGGGCGCAGAGAAGGGGCCGGGGTCAGTCAAGGCAGGGTTAGACTGGGCCAAACGTAAGAAGATACATATTCACCCTGACTGCGCGAACTTTGTTAAAGAGATACAAGGTTATAAATACAGGGAAGATAAAGACGGTAACGTTTACGATGAGCCAGTCGATATTAATAACCACCTGATGGATGCCTTCCGGTATGCATTAGAGGGGTTATGGAAAGAGCGCAAAGTTACCACGTTCAGCAAGCGCGGACTGGGAATATAGGAGGTTAGGCCTTGAGAGTTAACCCGGAACATTTGGAAACAAAGAGTATAACCGATATACTAAGGCACGCGGTCAGGAAACACCCTCGCGGCAGGTTAATGGAGTTACAGGACTATTACGAGGGGACACACAGGATACTAACCCGCACCATGAACGACCCCGTCAAGCCGAACAATAAACTTGTCAATAACCTGGCTGCGTATATCACCGACACCGTGACAGGCTACTTCATGGGTAAGCCGATTGTTTACTCGCCGGACGGTGACGAGAATGAAGAATATGTCGAAACACTGAAAGATATATTCGACCGTAACAATGAACAAGACAATAACTCCGAACTGGCGAAGGAACAGAGTATCAAGGGCGTTGCCTATGAATTGCTCTACATTGACGAAGAAGCACAGGTAAGAATGATAGACTTGCCCGCCGAAAACGTCATTTACATCGAAACCAACGAGGTCGATCCTGCCCCTGCGATGGCAGTCAGGATGTATGAGGTAGAAGACCCCGGCGTGGACATTAAGATGCATTACTACGAAGTTTATACTACGGACGAAATCATAACTTACAAATCAGACAAAGACAATACTGTTTCATTCTCGGAGATTGACAGGCGGGAGCATTACTTCGGTGAAGTCCCGATTATTCAATACACAAACAACCAGGAGATGATAGGCGACTTCGAGGGTGCGAAAAGTTTAATTGATGCCTATAACCGGGCGCAGTCTGACACCGCGAATGACTTTGAGTATTTTACCGATTCTTACTTACTGATGATCGGCGCGAAGATTCCAGAGGAAGATATTGCCTTGATGAGGGAGAACCGTGTTATATCCCTACCCGATAAGGAAGCATCTGCGACGTTCCTGACGAAGGAAATTAACGATACCGCGTTAGAGAATTACAAAGACCGGCTGCGCAAAGATATTCATACACTGTCGAAAGTCCCCGATTTAAGCGATGAGAGTTTCGGCGGTAACCTGACAGGTGTGGCAATCAGTTATAAGATATGGGGCATGGATCAGATTGTCGCCGTGAAGGAACGTAAATTTAAGAAGGCACTACAGCGCAGGATTAAACTGATAACCAATATACTGAATATGGCGGGCAACCAATGGGACTGGCGCACTGTCGATATTACATTTACCCGGAATATGCCGCAGAACTTAATGGAGATTTCGCAGATGACTGCCACCCTTAAAGGTATAGTATCCGATGAAACACTGTTGGCACAACTGCCGTTTATTGAGGATGTGCATGCGGAATTGGATAGGTTAGAAGAACAGAGTGAAGGAACGGTAGATTTAGACCAATTCGAGGTAGAAGATGAGGCCGAGGGTGATGAGTAATGAGTTTTCTCACCGAACAGAAGAAAACCGATACTGCGATTGCCCGCCTGATTGCCAGCGGGGAGAAAACGATTGTCAGGGAGTATGCTGTTGCACTGAAGTCAATCCGCAGACAGCTTGCCGCTGCATACGATAAATATACGGATATGACTTACTCCGAAATGGCCAAATATAATAGGTTGGCTAATTTGGAGAAGGGGATTTTCAAGGAAGTCAACAAACTAAGCGGGAAGAACGCTGTTAAACTGAAGGCGGCTATAGGCGATACTTACGCGCAGAGTTACTACAGGACAGCGTTTAATATAGAGAAAGAAGCACAGGCACGGCTTGGGTTTGGGCAACTGAATCCAAATACAATTAAAAAGGCAGTAGAAAATCCGCTTGACAGGGTAGGTTTTTTACAGAGGAACCGTGCCAACCAGGAATTATTAAAAAGGCAGTTATCGAGTGAACTCACGCAAGGACTTATCAAGGGTGAAAGTTACCCGCAGATATCAAGACGTATCAAGGAAAGAATGGATGTCGGTGCAACTAACGTCCAAAGGATAGTGCAGACAGAGTGCCACCGGGTGCAGACACAGGGTAGGTTGGACAGTTTAGAACACGCCCACAATGAAGGCGTCGTAATGGGTTACAGGTGGGTATCTACTCTTGACATGGCTACAAGGGATATGCACCAAGACATGGACGGGGTCGAAGCCGATGTAGTGGATGGCAGACCGGAATTTACACTACCTGACGGCACGGTTGCAGAAGGCCCCGGCATGACAGGGATTGCCGAACACGATATAAACTGTAGATGCACGGTAATAGGATATGTAAAAGATTATGAGCCAACGGTTAGACGGGCGCGTGAGATGGGGACGGTTCCCGCGGGTCTGAACTACGAAGGCTACGCGAAACTGAAAGGTTGGGAATATTAGGAGGGGCGCATGAAAAACAAAACCATACTAATCACCGGCGGGACGGGGTCATTCGGTAAAGCCTTTGTAGACGCTGTAACAAAGATGAACCCCCGGAAGGTTATCATATTCTCCCGTGACGAACTAAAGCAGTTTGAAATGGGCAAGGAACTGAATAACAGCAAAGTCAATTTCTTGGTAGGTGATGTCAGGGATAAGGATAGATTATACAGAGCTTTCGATGGTGTTGACTACGTTATTCATGCGGCGGCGTTAAAGCAGATACCGAGTTGTGAGTATAACCCATTCGAAGCTATCAAGACGAATGTGTTAGGCGCACAGAATGTTATCGAAGCGGCGATAGACAGGGGCGTTAAGAATGTAGTAGCCCTTTCGACTGATAAAGCTGCTAACCCGATTAATTTATACGGTGCTACTAAACTTTGTTCGGATAAGTTGTTTGTCGCAGGTAACGCTTATTCAGGAGGTAAGGGGACAAGATTCGCTGTAGTCAGGTATGGCAATGTAGTGGGTTCCAGGGGCAGCGTGATTCCGTTCTTCAAGACAGTGAAGCGAAGCGGAAGGATACCTGTTACCGATGTTAGAATGACGCGGTTCTGGATTACATTGGAAGGAGCGGTTCAGTTAGTCTTTACGGCGTTTGATAAGATGCAGGGCGGGGAGATATTCGTTCCTAAAATCCCGTCAATGAAGGTTATCGATTTAGCGGAAGCCGTTGCCCCTGATTGCAAGATAGACATAGTGGGTATAAGGCCGGGTGAGAAGTTACACGAATTAATGATACCCGAAGACGATGCCCGGCGGACGTTAGACATGGGGGATTACTACATCATTCAACCGGAGTTTAACTGGTGGTGTGCAAAACACGAAGGGAAGACACTGCCGGAGGGGTTCGAGTATTCGAGCGGCAAGAATGACTGGTGGTTAAGCAAAGAAGAATTGGGGGGGATGATATGAGTTTAATTATACTTGATGCGGGCTCAGGAAATACCTGTAAGAACGACCTCGATTATATTAAGCGCATGATAGATGAATTAGCAGAGGTGGACACGGGTAAACACGAGGTTGTGATAAAGTGGCAACTGTTCAGGGAAGCACCGCCTAACACAAGACTGGACTATTATTCATTCGACTTCGCTTACAAATACGCACAGAAGAAGGGATACCATACAACAGCGTCGGTGTTTGATAAGCGGTCGTTAAGCTACTTACTACACTTCGATATACCATTTGTTAAGATAGCAAACAGAGAAGACCTGTATTGGTTAGCTGGTGAAGTGCCACGAAGTATTCCTGTATATGTCAGTGTCAAGACTGGCCACGGCGGGTTGGAGAACATAACCTTTGATGAAACATTGGCCTGCGTATCGAACTACCCGGCGACAGTAGAAGAATACAAGAACGCATTTCCACCGGCATGGTTGCTTGATGCTATATCGGATCACACTACAGACTTTACACTATGGAACACGTATCAACCACGGATTATCGAATGGCACTAT